ACAGCGTGCGAGTATGTGCGCCCGATAGCCGGTCCGGTCGGTCTTGTCAAGTCAGACTGTTGGGGTACATCATCTGGATGTGTATTCCCAGTTCAGGTACCGGGCGTAACGCGCCACATGTGCGACATGGGGGTGGGTATGGGGGGGCACGGGCGTGCGAATGTGTGTGACTCCAATAACCCGTAGCCGTGGCGTTTTGTTTTTGGGTTTGGGGCGGGTTGTGGATATCTTATTGGGGTTTGGTGACGGCCGTCACATGGCCGGCCTGTTTTCCACAGGAGTCCCAGGCTAGATATAAAATCTAATTGGTTATGAACCCTTAATCCATTTTTTGGATGGAGATGCCGTTTTGCTGGGGGACCACTTAACTTTCGCCGCCCAAAAGGCAGGCGAAGATGGACCCTTGGCAATGTTCTTGGCATGACGACTTTCGAACGCTTTACGCTGTCCAACGGTCTGATTGGTCTTGACGCCTTGCTGACCGAAACGAATTGTCTTGACATTGTCGCCCCACTTGGCAACCACAATATGAGACTTGGTAGGATGATTGGGTGTACGCTTCGGCTTGTTATAGCCGGTGACACCGGCCCGTGCCAAACGAGGGTCTTTCTTGGCAACCATTACTTGTTCCTTGCTCGTCGGCCCGCCGCCTTAGCGGCAGGCGTATTGGATACAAACTGTTGTCCACGCCTAGTGGCTTGACGCTTCCGTTCACTAGTGGCACGATACTCGGCGACCGACAACGCCGCAATCGCCTTTTTGGGCAGATACCGTTCACCACTAGCCTTGGGTCCTTGGACGCTGGGGCGTCCGGACTTGGTACCCCATTCCTCCTTAGTCCACTTGGACAACGACCGCTGGGCAGTCGTCTTGGAACCAGTATATCCGCCACCTGCCTTCTCATATTTCTGAGCCACTAGTTGGGCTTTACGAGCCGACCACTGGCCAGGCTTACCTCCCTTAGAGGACGCTTTTACTTCAGCAACAATACGCTTACGCAACTCCGGCTTACTATAGGCCATTACTTCTTCTTGCCAACACCAGAAATACGCTTCAGGCGTGGATTAGCCTTGATAGCGGCAGGCGACGCCTTGCGTGCCCCAGCCGCCAGAATTGCACCAGCACGCTCCATACTAATATTTTGCTTGGCCGCAATCTCTTTCTGGACTGCTTTAAAACCACGATGCTTCTTCTTAGCCGCCATTACTTGCGGCCTTTCTTTGCCTTCGGCTTTGGACCATACTCAGCCCGCTTCTCAGCCCTAGACTCGGTACGCTCATGCCGAGCGCCCTCCATCAACTTACCATTCGGCATACGATGATACCCCTTGGGGGTCGCCTTCTTCTTAGCGGCCATCACTTACCACGCCCACGACGAATAGCATCCGAAACCGACTTACGGCGCGTAACCCCAGCCCCAGGATTACCCACAACCTCTTCCTTACCATACCCAGAATGAACCCGCTTAGAATCACCCATCTTAACCTTCTTACCAGACTTGACGCCCGCCTTCTTCGCGGCGGCCACCCCAGCCTTAGTATACGGATACTTCTTACTTCCAACAGTGGGCATAATCATCCTTTGCTGTCCACGCAACAATACAATACCATACACTAGATTCCAGTCACATGTCACTATCGTTCCATGTTCCTGGAAATAAAACCCCCCCTATAGTCCCCCCCATCGTTCAGTGAACGCCAGCCACTATGGTATGAAGCATGAATTAAGCGCGGACAACGCCCCCCTGCTGGATGCGCGACAAGAACAATACCTTGAGTGGCTGGTCACACCGGCATCCGAAAGGGTGCCGCGTACCCAAGCCGAACTGGCCCGTCAACTAGCGGTGGACCCCACTACCCTTAGGAGATGGGAAAAGAAAGATTGGTTTAAACGGGAATGGGACCGACGAGTAACCGAAATCCAAGGTTCCCCCGAACGAACACAACGGCTACTGGATAGTCTGTACGCTAAGGCTATTGAAGGCGACAACAAGGCGGCACAACTATATCTCCAGGCAACCAATCGTCTACTGCCACCCCAAACAGTAATCAACACCTCCAAAGCCTCGGACCTTAGTGACGATGAATTGGATGCCTTGATTGTTTCTATTGCGGAACACCAGTCGAAACGGAATCCTCCTAAAGCCGTCTAGTTATGTCCACGCACAAAACGAACGAATGTGACATCTGTGGAGAGGAATATCCGTCTAATATTCGTGATTGCCCCTGGTGCTACGCACCGAAACGAACGAAATACCCCCTAGTAGAACCCTACCCCAAGGACGACGAATGAGCATTTCTAACTATCTTGAAAACGCGCTACTGGACACCCTGCGCAACCAGTCGCTGGCTGTGGCCAACGTGTACCTGAAGTTGCATACTGGTGACCCTGGTGAGGCTGGTACGGCTAACGCCGCAACTAACACCAGCCGTCAGGCCGTAACCTTTAGCGCCGCGTCAGGCGGCTCCATGGCTTCCAGCGCGGCTGTCACTTGGACGAACGTGAGCACGACCGAGACTTACACGCATTGGTCGGCATGGGACAACGCAACCACAGGCAACTGCTTGTGGTCAGGTGCCCTGAGCGCCTCCGCCTCGGTGGCGGCAGGCGACACCTTCCAGATTACTTCGCTGACCCTGACCCTGGACTAAGAGAAACTAGGACCCTAGATGCCCACTAACTTTCCCACCAGTCTTGATGCGTTGACAAACCCCGTTGCGGGCGACTCGCTAAGTAGCCCCTCACATGCGGGTCAGCACGCTAACGCCAACGACGCCATTGAAGCACTAGAAGCCAAGGTTGGTGTAAACAGTTCTGCTGTTACAACCAGCCTTGACTACAAGGTGACTCAGTTGGAAACCAATGGTGTTACGCTTACGGGCACCCAGACGCTAACGAACAAGACGCTGACGAATCCTGTGGTGAATGGTGCGATTCTTGACCGTACTGAGGAGAATTGGAACATTGTTGCGTCAGCCGCTACGGGGACCATCAACTTTGATGTGTTGACAGCAAGTATCTGGTATTACACGAGCAATGCTACGGCTAACCATACGGTGAATGTGCGTGGTGATGGTTCTACTACCTTGTCGTCGTTGTTGGCTGTGGGTGATTCAATTACGGTCGTGTGGGCCACGGCAAACGGTACAACGGCTTATCGTCCCAGCACGTTTCAGGTTGATGGTTCGACGGTGACACCTTTGTGGCAGGGTGGTACGGCTCCGACCGCTGGTAATGCTTCGGCTACGGATGTGTATTCGTATGTGATTGTGAAAACTGCGGCAACTCCGACGTATACGGTGTTTGCTTCTCAGACTCAGTTCAAGTGAGGTAACTGATGCCTTTGTGGGCAACACTAGCAAATTCTTCGGCTAAGGCTTTCGGTTCCACTAGCGGTGGGGCCACAAAGATTGTTGCGTCTGGTGGTACGGAAACAACAAGTGGCGCATACAAGATTCATACATTTACTTCAAGCGGAACATTTACTGTTTCAAAAGCACCAACTGGTTCAAAAGTTGATATGTTAATTGTTGCTGGTGGCGGCGGAAGTGGATGGTGGAACGAAGGAAACGCCTCTGGCGGTGGCGGTGCTGGTGGTTTTAGGCAGATAGCAGACATATCTGTATCTGAACAGGCTTATACAATTACTATTGGCGCTGGTGGCGCTGGAAATGCTAGTGGTTCCAATACTTCGGCGCTTTCATATACTAATACGGGCGGCGGCAAGGGCGGAAACTCTGGTGGATACAATGGCTCTACTGGCGGTTCTGGCGGCGGTGGCGGTGGTGACTCCAACGCCGTAGGCGGTGGCGGTACAGGAACATCTGGGCAGGGGAATGGCGGAGGGTCGGCAGGTTCCCGCGACCCATATTCTTTCGGTGGCGCTGGCGGCGGCGGAGGGGCAAGTGCCAGTGGTGGCATAGGAGGAAATGGCCAGGTTGGTGTCGGCGGCAATGGCGGCAGTGGCGGTTCTGGAAGTTCAAGTTCATATTCTGGTTCTTCGGTGACTTATGCGGGTGGCGGTGGCGGCGGGTCATCCTATTCCCAATCGGGCCCAGGCGCTGGTGGTGCTGGCGGTTCTGGTGGGGGAGGAAGAGGATACGGCTCTGGCGGCGCGCCGACAAGTGGTACGGCCAATACAGGCGGTGGTGGAGGCGGCGGTTCTAGCGCTGGTTCTGGCGGTTCAGGAATTGTAATTATTAGGTATCTTGCATAATGGCACACTTCGCACAAATAAACGCCGACAACATTGTTGTTCAAGTTCTAGTCGTTCCCGATGAACAAGAACATCGTGGCCAAGATTTTCTTGCCAATGACTTGGGGCTTGGTGGAAACTGGATTCAAACCTCGTATAATCATCGCATCCGCAAGCAATTTGCGGGCGTTGGTTATACTTATAATCCAGTAGCAGATATTTTTATTCCGCCAGCACCATATCCGTCGTGGATTTTGGATGAAAATTATGATTGGCAACCTCCCATCCCGAAACCCGATAGTGGTATTTGGTATTGGGATGAATCAAGTGGTTCTTGGCTAGAGGTTAACTAGCAATGCCTCTGCTGTACGATTCAGCAGAAACATATGAAACCGCCTCGTATGTTTATGATGGCGGTTATGCGTATTGGAACGACCCGAACACAACCTATGATTCGGCAGTACGGTCATACGATGGTGGCTGGCTAGTAACAGCATCTGGTTCGGGTACAGGAACACAAACGGCATCTGGGTCTGTCACCAAGTTCCGTACCGCCACAGGCGACGGAACAGGAACCTCGGTAGCCACAGCGTTTTCTACGCATTACAAGTTGGCTACGGGTTCTGGTGGCGCAACGACAGGTGATACTGCTACACCGTTGACAACGCATATTCGTGTGTCGTCGGATTCTGGTACTGGCACCAGCGATTCGTATGGCGCGTCCGCCCAGTTGCGTACCGCAACGGGCGACGGCCTCAGTTTCTCTAGCGTCACCACCCTGAGGACCGCTATCAAGACTGCTAGCGGGTCTGGTGCTGGTACTGAATCTGCTAGTGGGTTTAAGTCTGTATTCAAGACTGGAACGGGTTCTGGAACGGGAACCTCTACTGCGTCTGGTATCAAGTTTGTATTCAAGACTGCTACTGGTGCTGGCGGGGCTACGGCTGGCGACCAGGCTACTGGACTACTGACGCACATCCGCACCAGTTCTGGTTCTGGCCAGGGCACTCAGTCTGTCACCGCCACACATTCGCATCTGCGCGTAGCCACAGGTTCAGGAACTGGTAGCGCTATTGCTATTCGCAATGTGATTAATATTCGTGTATCGGCATCGGGTGGTGCTGGCACCACCGATGTTGCCTTGTGGGTGAACAAGGGTCAACCAAGTCGTGGTAAGATGGTTCTGCCACCGCATTGGTCCAGTCGAAAGCCATACTATATTCCTAGGTGATTTGTGGAACTAAATGAACTGGTTCAGGAACGCGAATGGCGTTTATGTCGTGGTCCGTCTGAACCAACAGTAGAAGATTTGTTGGATGCGTTCACACATTTCTGTGTGAACTATTGGGCAATTAAACATCCTGAGCGTGGACGAATCATGTTTGATATGCGTGAAGCCCAACGCGAAACTGTCCGCGCATGGCTAGAGAACCGCTATAGTGTTGTCCTCAAGGCACGCCAGATTGGGTTCTCCACTCTGGCGGCGGCATATGCTTTCTGGCTAGTGTTTTTTCAATCGGACCGGTTTGTGATTATGCTCAGTCGTACTGAGCGTGAGGCTATGAAGTTGCTTCAGAAATCTAAGTATGGTTATCGGTGGTTGCCGTCTTGGATGCGGGACCGTGGCCCGCGATTGTTGACGGACCATCAGTTGAAGATGGTGTTTGATAATGAGTCGGCTATTGAGTCGTTGCCGTCATCGAATGACCCTGCTCGTGGCGAATCGGTGTATTTGGTGATTGTTGACGAGATGGCGTTCTTGCCGAATCCTGACGAGGCTTGGGCATCTATTGAACCGATTGCCGATGTCGGTGGACGGGTTATTTGTTTGTCCACGGCAAACGGTTCAGGAAACTTTTTTCATAAACTATGGGTAGGTTCCCAAACTGGGACCAACCTATTTAGGGGTATCTTTTGGGCTTGGGATGCGGGCGACCGCAACCAAGATTGGTATGAGGTAAAAAAGAAATCGTTACCTGATTGGCAGTTACATCAGGAATATCCACGCTCCCCCGAGGAAGCGTTTATCAAGTCAGGTAATCCTGTTTTTGATTTGGATATTATTTCTGGCCTTCAGTCCATTGACCCCACTTGTGGTGCTTTGGTCGTGGACAGTGCGTCGGGTGAATCTAATTTTAAGCAGTATGCTGATGGTCCTTTGCGTGTGTGGGAGTTCCCCGAGCAGGGGGAAACCTATGTGGTGGGGGCTGATGTGGCTGAAGGTTTGGCTCATGGTGACTATAGTTCTGCTCATGTGATTGATGCTAGAACTGGTGCTGTGGTGGCTCATTGGCATGGGCGCATTGAACCTGATTTGTTTGGGGAAATGTTGGCTGAGTTGGGTTGGATGTACAATTCGGCGCTAGTGGGTGTGGAGAATAACAACCACGGTCTGACAACCCTCAAGGCTTTACAGCGGTATGGCTATAAGAATATTTATCGTCAGCGCCGTTTGGCTCAGGCGCGGCCTGTGCCGACTGAGATTTTGGGGTGGCGTACTACGGCTTCTTCTAAGCCGTTGATGATTGACGAGTTGTCTGCGGCTATTCGGCAGACTGAGTTGGATATTTGTTGTGAGCACACAATTGGGGAACTTAGGACTTTTGTTCGCAAGGAGAATGGCAAGATGACCGGGTCGCCACACGACGACCGAGTTATCTCCTTGGCTATCGCTAACCAGATGCTGAAGTTTGTTTGGCTACCAGAATATTATGTTGGCGAGGTCATCCCAAGAAACACTTTGGCTTGGTGGGAACAGTTTATTATCCAGGATAAACCTCCCCAGAATCAGCCGATTGGGGCATATAATGTCCGACATGGTGCCGGTATCACCCGCTAGCGAACGGAAACCCTATTGGTATGAACAATATTGCGTGCGAATCCTGCGGTCAATCTTTCGAATTCGATGAGGAACTTCCTCGTCGTGGTGCCGTATGTTTCCGATGCCACATCCGAGGCATCAGTATTGGTTTCACCTACGGTAAGCAGGACTTTCATGGGCCGACGATTAACGAGCGTCGGCGTCAGCAGGAACAGCAAGCCACGGATGCTGGCATCAAGGCCGAACCTGTCGGGAATCGTTGGGTGTAATACGCTATGTGGTGGGTTCCGATTGTTGTCGCTTTGATTGGTGGGCCGCTAATGTGGGGGCTAAGCAGATTCGACAAACGGAATACCATCCAGCATGCCGAAAACCAGAAGGTTCTTCTAAGGATTGAATCCAAAGTTGACCATATTGATAACCGTCTTGATGACCATATTGATTACCATTTGAAAGAGGGACTGTGACTTATAAGGAAGCGTTGAAGCGTGGCATCGCCACTTTTGTGGCGGGCGCAACAGCATCCCCCATCAGTGCCGCCATACTAGACATCTCATTCTTCAAGGCCGCTGGAGCCGCTGGCGTTATCGCGGTATGGAACTGGCTGGCTCGGGTCGCCCAGGCATGGAAGGAAGATGATGGCTCGTCCCTCTAACTCGGACTATTTGGCGCGATATCGCAAGAAGATTAACGCCACCAAAAAGTGGCGCAAAGAAGAATCTTTCGATGACACATGGCGTCGTCTTATTGACCTATATAAGGGTCGGCATTACGAATATTTCACCAACGAGGACCGCATCTTGGTGAACATGGCATTCTCCACTATTAATGTTATTTATCCTTCTATTTCGGTGAACTACCCGAAAATTACGGTTAATGCTATTAATCCCGAGAATGCCGCTAATGCTACTATTGCTGAAGCCGTAGTTAACTATTGGTGGCGTAACCGCAACATTAAAGACCAGTTCCGTACAGCCGTCAAAGACTTCCTGATTGTCGGCCACGGCTGGTTGAAGGTCGGCTACAGGTATGTTGAAGAAGAACGCATCGGCCAAGACGAAGATGTGTCCGACCCGAATGTTCCCGAAAATGTAGCATCCACAACCTACAATGTTCTTGAGGATGCCCCGTTCGTTGAACGGGTATCCCCATTCGATGTGTTCGTTGACCCGGACGCAACCAGCATGGACAACATCAAATGGATTGCTCACCGTGTACGCCGCCCAATCCGCGACATCAAGACCGACAAGCGCTACAACCGCTCTGTCCGCGAAGATATTGCCCCCGTCAGTTTCTCCCGTTACACATCGGATGAGCCTGCCCACCGTAAAGTCCACGACAAAGAAGAGGGCTATGCGGATGTGTATGAGTTTTACGATTTGCGGAACCAGACCGTCAGCGTGTTCGCAGAATCTGCTGACGGATTCCTAATTAAGCCAACCAGAATGCCGTATGCTTTCGGCCATCCGTTTGTGATGATTCGAAACTATGATGTGCCGGACAACTTCTATCCGATTGGTGACCTTGAGGCTATTGAGCCGCTACAGCGTGAACTGAATGCTACTCGTACCCAGATGATGAACCATCGTAAGCGGTATGCCCGTAAGTATTTGTTCCGTGAGTCGGCTCTTGATTCTAATGGTCGTGCGGCCATGGAGTCAGATGAGGATAATGTGATGGTGCCCGTGACGGGCGACACACCCCTTGGGGATGTTGTCGCACCGTTCCCCGCATTGATTAACCCACCCGAATTCTACAACCAGTCCAACCAAATCGAACAGGACATCAACCTGATTTCAGGTGTATCGGAATTCATGCGTGGGTCCATGTCCGAAATCCGTCGCACCGCGACAGAAGTCGGACTTGTCCAAGATGCCGCCAATGCGCGTACAGCCGACAAACTTGCCACCATTGAGAACGCTATTGGGCAAGTTGGTCGCCGTCTATTGAAACTGACTCAGCAGTTCTTGACGGGCGAAGCAGTCGCGCGCATTATGGGACGGGATGGCGAACCGATTTGGATTCGCTACGACCGTGACTATATTGCTGGAGATTTCGATTTTGATGTGGTGGGTGGCTCTACCCGCCCCCACAACGAATCATTCCAGCGTGCCCAAACAGCCGAAATGATTCAGGCCCTGGCACCGTTTGCTGGTGCTGGGGTAATTGATATGACCAAGTTTGCGGCCTATGTGCTTCAGGTTGGTTTTGGTATCAAGAACCCTGAAGCCTTTGTTGTTAGCCCCGAACCGCCTGCACCTGAGCAGATGCCTGGCGGTGGGGCACCGCAGATGATTGGTCCGCCCGGCCAGCCCATGCCTCCTGAGGCTGGTGCGGGCGGCCTTGATGTAGCCAGTTTACCTCCTGAAATTCTTCAGGCTTTGCTGGCACAGGGTGGCGGTCCTGCCCCGCAGGAGATGCCACCACCTGGTCTTTAGCGAACGCTAGGACTACTAGTAGAGCAACCGTTATGGACTCTCATATCTAGGAGATATTGTGGAACAATTTAATGCTGAAGTATCGGCCCCCGATTCGGGACAAGTTGATACTCCGGAAGTTGGGACCCCCGCTTCGTCGGAGGCACCCAGTTACGATTATGTTGACCTGGATGGCGTTGGCGATAAATATGTCAAAGTCAAGGTTGACGGAACGGAACTGGATGTTCCCCTGAAGGAAGCGTTGTCTGGCTACCAGCGTCAAGCGGATTATACCCGCAAGACGCAGGAGTTGGCTTCCCAGCGAGAAAACCTACAGCGTGCGGCAACTATTGCTGAAGCACTTGAGCGTGACCCTCTGGCAACTTTGGATGTTTTGGGGCGGTATTATGGAGCGAACCAGCCGTTCGCCAACCAGCAGGCCGTTCCTCAGGAACCGGAGTTTACTGACCCGTTGGAACGCCAGGTGTGGGAGTTGAATCAGAAGATTGCTTCTTTTGAACAACTCCAGGCTCAGCAGGAGTTGGAGCGCGAAGTGTCACGGCTACAGTCTCAATACCCGGACTTTAACCCTGTGGAGGTTATTAGCACCGCCCTCCAGGCGGGCACCGACAACTTGGAAGCGGTCTATAAGCAGATGGCTTACGACAAGTTGGTGCGAGAAGTTCAGACTTATCGTCAGGCTTCTCAGGTAATTACTGACCAGAACAAGTCTATTGAGGAAGCGAAACGCCAAGCGGCTTTTGTTGCTGGCGGGGCTTCCGCTAATGGTGCGGGGACAGAACCTGTGGGGCGCATCTCTAGTGTTCAGGATGCTTGGCTTGCCGCCAAGCGTCAGGCTGGGATGTAAATAGTACCAACAACAATTTTCTAGTTAGGAGAATCCAATGCCCGGAAACGCTAGTTTCGACGCACTTTTGTCAACGACGCTTGCGAATTATCGTGACCAGTTGACAGACAACATTTTCACTGCCCGTCCCCTTACCTACTTCCTTACTGACAAGGGTCGTATTCGTATGGTTGATGGCGGAACCAAGATTGTGGAGCCGCTGATTTACGGCACCAACTCCACTGTTTCGTCGTACTCGGGATATGACACCCTGAGCCTGACGGCACAGGAAGGTATCAGTGCCGCAGAGTTCGAATGGAAGCAGTACGCCGCTTCTATCGCTATCTCGGGTATTGAAGAAGCCAAGAACAACGGTGAGCAGGCTATCATTAACCTCCTTGAGGCCAAGATTATGCAGGCTGAGGAGTCCATGAAGGAAGGCTTCAACCAGATGTTCTTCGGTGACGGCACCGGTAACTCGGGCAAGAACTGGAACGGCCTTGGCAACATCGTTGAGTCGGGTAATACCGTTGGTGGAATCAACTCGGCAACGGGCCAGGGTAACGACTGGTGGCGTGCATACGAGGAGAACACCGCTGGTGCTCTTACTCTTGCTCAGATGGCTACGGCATACAACTCGGTGTCGGTTGGTAATGACCACCCCGACATGGTGCTGACCACCCAGACCCTGTACGAGAAGTACGAGTCGTTGCTCCAGCCGCAGTTGCGGTACACCGACACCAAGACGGCTGACGCTGGATTCCAGAACCTGCTTTTCAAGGCCGCCCCGGTGACCTACGATGCACATTGCACTTCTGGCGTGGTTTACTTCCTGAATAGCAAGTACCTCACGCTGGTGGGTCACTCGGGCAAGTGGTTTGCCCAGACCGACTTTGTGCGTCCGGAGAACCTGGATGCCCGCTACGCACTGATTATGTGCTACGGCAACCTGACGGTTCGTAACCGCGCCAAGCAGGGCAAGTTGACGGCCAAGACGGCCTGATAGCCCACAAGATAACCCCCTCACTGGCGCAACATGCCGGTGGGGGGGTTATTTTTTTGTGAACGAATCACCCCTAGTAGGAGCCTAATTTAAGGAGACTTTATGCCCGCCAAGAAGCAACCTACCGCGATGGATAGCACTACCCGCCAGGCGGTAGCCAAGCGTACCGGGATGAAGAAGTTGGGTGATTTCTACGCTGGCAAGGGTGCTGGGTCGGCTGACACTCAGGCCGCTCGTGGGGCATCACGCCGTGCGGCTACCTATAAGATGGCGGCCAGCGAAGGCTCCAAGCGTAAGTCACCTGCCAAGAAGTCTGATACTGGATTCGGTGTTTACGATTCGCTTCGTTTGCCTGGTGCCAAGAAGTCGGCATCTGGTGTTATCCGCGCCGCGGCTAAAGTCAATTTTAATTCTCGTCCGGCCAAGAGCAAGTCTGGTGGTTACGGCATGGGAGCGAAAAAGAAGTAATGTCTACCCCCAAGGGAGCAGTCCCGGCATACGCACTACATGGGCGCCCCGCGGTTGAAGCGCGGTTGGCCCATATTGAAAACGCCAGAATTGCTTCAGCATCTGCCGAATATGTTGGCCGTGGACCTAAGTGTATTGCTAACGAGGACACATGTGAAGGTGCTCGCGCTAAGGGCACGGAGTATTGTGTCGGCCATTTGCGTTCGGCCATGAAGAATAAGGAAGTTGTTAATGGCGCAGACACGACTAACGAAGGCTAATATTCTCCAAGCGGTTCGTGACATCACGGAACTGGATAGCACCGATATTTCGGATAGTTTGCTGACGCTATATTTGCGCGACGGCTATAATCGGATTATTGATTTGGAACGGCGTTGGCCGTTCCTTGAAGTGTCGTTCACTTTGACAACCGTTGCCGACCAACAGTCGTACACCATTAACGATTTCACAACCGATGATATCCGTGAAGTAATCAGTGTCGTTGACCCCAATAACATTCGGCTATCGTACATTGATTATGATGAAGCCGAAGCCCAGTTTCTGACGCCCGCCACTCCGGTTGGGCGTCCAACATTCTTCTCTTTCTGGGCTGACGAAATCCATTTCTTCCCTCAACCCTCGGAAGCATACGCCCTTTCTGTCCGCGCCTATAGACATCCTGAGGATTGGGTGACGGCGGGGACAACGCCAGATGGCCCCGACTCTTTCGACCTGCCGTTGGTGTACTACATTGTTTCTCGCGTCTATCAGTCGCAAGAGGAAATTGGTGTTGCGAACGAATATGAGCGTTCGTTTGCTGACGCCATCAGTTTGGCTAGGCGCGACATTATGCGCCCCGAATCGTATGCCCCTGTTGTGTTTGCTGGCGGTAAAGGTATCCGCCGCTGGAAGGGGACGGACTGGGATAGCACGATATGAAGCGTGTTCTCCAAGCAGATGATTTTACTGGCGGGTTGAATCTTGAAGCCAATGTTTTTCAGTTGGCTAAGAATCAGTCGTCGGACATGTTGAATGTTGATGTTAACTCGCGTGGTGGCGTACAGCGTCGTTTGGGATGCGAGCGTCGTAACACTAGCGCTATTGGTAGTTTGTCTGCCGGTAACTTTAATGCTCAACGACTGTTTGGGTGGGATGCGGACCAGGGCCGCAAATTGATGTTGGCCACAGATACTAAAGTATTCCATAGCACTACAGGAAACTTTACGGATTTGACTGTCACAAGTGACGCTATTTTGGGTTCGCAGTTTGCTGGATGGACTAAAGATTCTTCTAGCGATTTATATATTAATTTGGGTCATGGCTACAGTGGCGTCAAGTGGGATGGTACAACTAAGACTACTTTGACAACTAGTGCTACTGGTGCTTGGCAGAATGATTTGACGAATCCGAATGGTACGCATATGCCGCGTGCGAATCATATTACTGTCCACCAAGATAGGTTGTGGGTTGCTGATACTTATGAGAACTCGGTTCGTTATCCGAACCGTGTTCGCTTTAGTCATCCTTTGTTTCCTGAGTCTTGGCGCGAGGACGACTATATTGATGTTGTCGGTGGGGGTTCTGGTATTACTGGAATTGTTCCTATTGGCGGGCATCTTGTGGTATTTAAACCTCAGGCTGTTTATGCTATTCACGGCTATAGCGATGATACTTTTCAATTAATTGAACTGACTCGTGTTGTCGGTGCCGTAAACGCTAGGGCTTGGGTTGCTACTGATTATGGTGTTTACTTTTTTTCGTATCCTGATGGCGTATATTTTTATGATGGCAAAGGTATTCGGGATGTGTTCCAGAATCTTAGACCAATTATTTATACTGCCGAAATTAACGAAACTGCTTTGGATGAAATGAGTATGGGTTACGCAAACAAGAAATTGTTTGTGTCTTTGCCAACCGGCCTAAGCAATACTGTTAATACTACTTACGATAATGCTGGTGTAACCTATGACCAGGATGACCGAAAGTATTCTGGCACTAGTCGTACCGCTAGGGCTACTGTTTCTTTTGTGTTTAATGAAACTGTTGGCAAGGCTGGGGCATGGACTGTTTATCGCACTCATGATGACTATGCTTATCTTGCGGCAACTACTTATACGGACCCGAACGGCAAGACACATTTTGTTGCGGCTCATCCGCATCAGCCGTATGTATTTAATTTCGATGTTCCGGATGTTTATACAGATAACATTACTGGAACAGCAACAGCATACGATTCATATTATTTGACTCCTTGGCTGGATGCCGGTAATTATGTGACCAAGAAGTTTTGGCGGCGACCAGACTTTGTTGTTCGCAAAGAAAAAACTGCGGTAACATTAGGTGTTGCTGTTTACCATGATTGGGACAGCATTCAAACAATCAAGTCGTTCTCGTTGTCCTCGCCTGCTGTTGACACAAGCACAATTTCTTATGAAGGTTGGAATGACCCTGAACTTGGGTCGTCATATCTTAAGGCTGATTCGTTGGGACTGGCAAGGGCAGTCCAACTTAAAATTTCGGATTCCTCTGGGAATCCGTGGTGCGTGAACTCTGTCGCTTACAAGTTCAACCCGAGAGGGGTTGAAGTCTGATGGCTATTGTTAAGCGCACTTGGACCGCCCCTCAGGTATATAACTTGGAGGGTCCTGATGCTGTTTCTTTGCGGACGGTGTTTGAGTCGTTGACCGAGTATTTGCGTGGACATATCGGGGTGTGGGGTACCGCCGAAGGAACAACTAGTGCTACTGGTCGGTTCACGGTTGTCCATAACGCCGGGTTTATTCCCACTAGTATTCTGGTAACCGAGGAGTATGTTGACTCGGCGGCTCACGATATGGGTCCATTCCATCTACATGATGCTGTTGGTATTACGGAAACCTCGTTTGAAATCCATTTTCTAACTAAGTCTGGCCAGGACCGTGGGACCCATAATGTCAAGGTTAACTATTTGGTTTTGCCCCCTACTCGTATTAGGAACTGAACGAAAAGGATATAGTTGATGAGCAGTTTCTACAATCCCAATTATGATTTAGAGGAGGCGGCGGCACGACGCCGCCGTGCTGTTTCGCGTAGAGGATACGAGTTCGATGTATCCGATATTGCTAGAACTTCTCAACAGCAGATTACTGATTTGAACCGCGAGTATGCTCGCGGTTTGGAACCTCGGGCTACCGGGTTTTCTCGTCGCGGTTTGGGCCGGTCCGGTTTGTTCCGTCGCGCCATGTCTGATTATGCTTCCCAGCAACAGCGTGCTTTGGGTGATATTACTGCTGGCGTGACTCGCCGTATTGGTGGTTTGCAACTTCAGGAACAGCAGTCTCAGCAGGAACTTCAAGATACTTTGGATGCGATTGCGCGTGCCAAGGCACAAGAGATTTTTAGTTCGGCGGCCAACCTGAAGGCGTGGGCACCGTTGACCGGCTTGTATTCATAGGAGATTATTATGGCTGTTTCTAGAGGTACTGGCGTGTTCCGTCCTGATAGTGCGGAGCGTGCCGCGCAGGTTGCGGCACAGCGTCGTCAGGCTGGTGTTGTTAATGTCCCCACCTCCAGTGTTGCTGGTGGACGGTTGATGCCTGCGACTCCTGCTCGTCCTGCTACTGGTCCCGCTTGGCGTGTTGGTGGGATTAATGAGATTGGTTCTGGCGGCTATGCTATTGGCGGTTTTCCCAAGGGAGATATTGGGTCTGAGGCTGAGGCTGCTTATAATGCGGCCACCCGTCCGACAACTAGTGTAACTGGTCCTCTGGGTGGAGGCGGGGGCGGTACCGGTGGTGCGGGTGGTACTGGTAGTGCTGGTAGCGGTGGCGGTATGGGTGGTGGTTTTGACCGTGGTCGTGGTTCCAGTATGCCTCAGCCTGGCACTAGTGCTTGGGATGAGTTGATGGCCGCATTGGACAAGTATGCGGCTGAGGCAGGTACCCAGATTCGTGGTGCTGGCGAGTCGTTGCGTTCTGCGTTGACATCACGGGACCCTGAGGCGGCGTTCCAATGGAACCCCGCCAATGTTAATATTCCCGAGGCCACTTTGGCTAATTATGTCCAGGCTACTGGTGGTTCTCCTGCTGAAGTTGCGGCTACCCGTCAGTTGTCGCAAGATTTGTTGAACGCTTTCTTGGGTGATGTGGGCCAGGTCGCCCAGGGTTCTCAGACTGCTTCTCAGAACTGGCGTCAACGGCAGGTTGATGTTGCTTCTCAGTTGGAGGCCGATGCTTTGCGTCAGTTGGCTTTGAATCAGTTGGGTGCACGCTTCGGTATTTCGCAGGCCAAGACGCAGGAACAACGGAATCTTGAGAATGATGCTTTGGCTTTGGCTCTCAAGTTTGCTGAAGCCCAGCGGCGTGGTAGCAATCTTAGTTTGACGCAACCTGCGTTGCCTTTCCAGACGGTCACATTGCCTGACGGCAGTATTGTCACTATTCCGAATCAGTAAGGAGAACTATTGTGAGTATGTCCGATAATGGTTTGGGTGACATTGGCGCATTGTTGAGTTATATTGGCAGGCAGAATGCCGCATCTACACCAAACTTTGCGCCAGTTCGTCCTGGCATGACTAGTTCTTTAATTAGCGGTGCCTTTAGTCCTGAGACAATGTTTGCTAGCGGGTCCTTTAGTCCGCAAGCGCTTCAGGGTGCGATTGATTCCACCTATCAGCAGTTGCTGAATCAGTATAATCAGGAACTGAGTAGGATTACTGCTGTTCCTTTTGAGGCAACATTCGGTTCTCTTAGTATCAATAGTGACCAGTTGTATGCTCCCGGTACTGAGATTGGCGAGTTGATGCGTGATGCCGTCAACAGTATTGCGCTTGGACAAGCCACAGCCGCTGACGCTCTCCAGGCTATTAATACTGGCATCTCTAACGGTTCTGTTCCTGCTGATGTTGCTAGTTATATCGGCAAGATTGGTGATGACCTCAAGCGTCTTGAAGAACGCGAGTTGCCCTCTTACCGTCAGGCTATTCAGAAGTATCAGTATGATGCGCAACAGAAGTTGGCTAATGCTGGTTTGATGGAGCCGACCCGTCAGGATGCCAGAATGAAGGTGTATTCGGATTTGGGTGTTCCTCAGATGGCTTTGTTGCCTGACCCGACTGAACAATTCCAGTTGGACCCCTATATGTTCCTGGACCCGAAGAAGGTATCACGCTATCAGGGGATGGCCGAAACTGGCACACAGCAGATGGCCGACATTGCGACACGCAATGCGGCTGATATCCAGCGTCGTGCCACTCAGGGTGAAGAAATTTCGATGCGCAACCGCAGGGATGTAGCATCGAATAAGGCGGTAACTGCCGCCGAAAGGGCGAAGCAAGAGTATTTGTCGAAGAACATCCCAAAGGATGACCGTGACCTGATTTCCAAGGGATTGGATTTCCTTGGTGGCAACTTAAAGTTTGGTCTTGGCGATTTGTTTGGTGGAGATAAACGCAAGAAAGAATTGGAAAGAATTGGTGCCGAGGCGCAGAAGCGTTACGACATGGTTTACCAGCAAACCATGAACAAGGAAATGGGCAAGTATAAGCCCAAGACTGCTGAGCGTGTTGCTATGGAATCTATTTTGGCCACTCCTGATGGGCGCGAAGCGGTTAAGCAAAAGTTTGTGGGCGAAGCCGTTTTGCGTGTGATGGCTGGTGGCAATGCTCCGCGTGTTGCCAAGGCACAAACCTTCTTGGCTAATGCTGGTATCACACCCTATAGTCAGGCTATGAATCAGATTTTGTTGAACGCTCAAGCCGCTGGCACTAAACCCAGGAAGTAGTAGAAAGAGTTTTAATGGGCAAGTATTCTGACTTGTTTGCTAATGCGGCAGGTTCTGCCAGCACTAGTAGGATTGCGCCGGAGGCGGCTGAACTTGCTAGCGCAGTTCAATCCGCACAATACCGTATCGGCTCCAGCCCTGCTGTAGCCAGTTCCGGCAAGTATGCTGATTTGTTCAGCAACATCCAGGGTATTGCGGCTGGTCAGAAGAAACCATCTAGAGGTTTGTGGGGTGCTGTTGGTGGCGGACTAATGAAGGGATTGGAGGGGCTGGGTTATGTGCTTGGCACTCCTGTCCGCGCTACTGCTAGTGTCGCCAAGGAAATCACTGATGTTATTGAGGGTCGTGGTTTTTCTCCTAGCGATTTGGTTAAGCAGGTTGCGGATAAAAACTTTTATCCGTCAACACTAATTAAAAAGACTGGCAACTCTTGGCTGGATTCCACGTTCGGCTTTGCGGCCGATGTGTTGGCTGACCCAACAACGTATGTGACGTTTGGTGCTAGCGCATGGGCTGGTAAGGCTGGGCGTTTGGCATTGGCCGCCAAGGCGGCCGAGGCCGCGAATATTGCCAAGGCTCCTGGTTTGGCTAATAAGTTGGATGAGATTGCTCGCCTGGGTGTCCACGCAGATTTAACGGATGCGGAGCGTGCGCTCCTTAACGCGCCCAAGGGAGTGTCATGGACCTTTGGCCCGTCGCGTGGACAGATTATTGGCAAGGAGGGAACGGCTCTCCGCAGGGCGTCTGATGTGTTGTCGGAAACCGTGGGCAAGACGACAGCGCGTACTCGTGCCGCGATTGGCGACTTGCCGTTCTTGGAGCCGGTGCAGAAGGTGGTATTCAACAAGTCTATTCGTGATTCGGATTTGATTATGTTGGGCCGTCGCGGTGCGACTTACAAGCCACAGGATATTGTGGAGCGTTTGGCTGGTTATAGTTCTGCTCAGCGGGGCAAGGCTATGGGCCGAGCGTTTATTGCGAAGATTGGTTCCGAGAACCAGCAGTTGGCTAAGGAGATTTCAGAGTTTGAGCGTGCGACCGGCTTGCGTGTGTCGTCGTTTATTGAGGACCCGAATCTTCCTAGGCCACCGGAGGCTCAGGCTGTTCTCGCTAAGACGGAGGACTTTCTTGCTAGGGCCCGACAGGCGGCTAATGATACAACAGCAGAGTTCGCGGCTCGGCGTGGTGTGCGCACATATGACATTGGCCATCAGGATAACTATGTGCCTCACACGTTGTCCGAGGACGCTAGGGCGTGGCTGGCTTCTAAGCGTTGGCGGGGTACGAAGTATGCGTCGTTTGTTCAGCAGGTGTTGGACCTGAGTCCTGACGAATTTATTAAGGGTCCTGCTGTTATGCGTGCCCGTAAATTGGGGCCAGGTAAGGTGTGGTTGGATGAGCAACTGGCGACTGGTTCGATTGACGAAGTCAACCGAATCACTCAGCAGAAGTTGGGGTTCAAGTGGTTTGAGGATGATGGTGCCACCTATTTGAACTCGTATATCAACTCGTTGGGTTCGCAGATGAAGCGTGTCGGTTTTACCGACCGCCTGTTTGATTACGGCGTGGATGTTGTTAAGGCTATTGACTACAAGTTGATTCCCGACCAGGAGGTTGTGAAGTCGTGGCGTTCCGCTACGCGCGCATGGAATAGGATGTTGGGTGCGGTGACAGCCGAGAAGGGGAAGTTGGGTACCCAGGCCGCCAGCGTTCTCCGCAAGGGCGAGAACGTGGCGCGTCAGGTCATCCAGGATAATAATACTAAGTTGATTTTTTCTCAGGGTGAGATTGCCCGCATTCAACAGGAGTTGTCGCAGGCCCGGTATTTCTTGGATGTTGCGTCTGAGCGCGCATCCCAGCGCGGTGGCAACCTTCAGCAAACCTTTGAATCAACTGTCGCTCCGTTCCGGGCGCGCCTACAGGAGGTTGAACAGGCGTTGTCCACGAATGACCAGTTGGAGTTGGCGGCTGTCATGTATCTGGAGGAAACTCATGCAATGATGTTTCCAAAGATGAAGAATCGTCCTACCGACCCCCGTGTTATGGCGGAACAGATTCTGGCTAAGAACGAGTCACGCGCTACTGCTCGTGTGAAGGCTCTTGAAACTAGGATTGCGAGACTTAAGCGTTCGTTGGGTGAAAGGGGCAAGACCGCTAAGGGCATCCGGAGAACGGAAGCAGAGATTGAAAACATTAAGGATGAGATTGCTATTTATCAGTCTCAGATTGATAATGTCACCGAGGTAATCGGCAGGCAAACCGAAACCTTCCCTGATGGTTATTACGTTCTTGATGCCAATAAGGTTGATTGGATGTTGCAGACCGATAGAAGTGTAATTCCTTCTGTTGACTTTGACCCCGGTGACCCTGACGCGATTATCTTTAAAGCACCAGACCCCAAGTCGTGGGCAATGATTGACCCCGCCGAAGATGTTGAATCAGCAAAGTATTTCTTTGATAACCTTGGTCGGGCTTTTCAAATGGAAATGGAAAGGTTCGGCCCGGAAGCCGCGGAGCAAGGCGCTTTGTTCGCTGGCGCGTGGAACGACCTTGTTTCTGGGCGTGGCTCAATTAACATGTGGAGCATGCAGAACCAGGAACTTGAATTCTTGTTCCAGTATGCCGAACAGTATAAGAAATATTTGGATGACGTTCTACAGAACGGGCCGGACGACTTCTTTGAAGAACAGTTCAAAGTGTTTTCTATTCTTGCTACTGAAAACATGGCTTCGTTTTTTGCTAAAGCACAGAACGAGGGATTGAATCTATCTGATTTTGCCGACGACCCCGCAGGTGTCGTCCGCCAGATTTTTGTGAACATCTCAGAAATTGCCACAAGGAAAGGCGACTTTGCCCCGGCAGGTAACAAGGGTATTGCTGGAATCTATTTGCCAGAAGAACTGTATGAGTTCATGGACACAAACTACTACAGGGCGGCCAATGTTGGAAACGAACCGCCGTTTGAAAGTGCACAGGAACTTTTAACTGGAGTAGATAAACAGACTGCGCCCGGCTACATTCCGCCGAACATGGAAGAAATCTTCCCTAATAGGGAGACAATGTTCACTCTTAATCAGGATTCTTTCTTCTCTGACGATGGGGAAAGATTGTTGTCGTTGAACTCTGATTACGTTCGTCGGACTGTTGACAGTTCTAGCAAAGATTTCACGATGATTACCGACAACACTGACCCGTTCTTTAAAGCGGTTGAGTCAATGTCTACTTTCGGCACTAATCCATTTGACGAGTACGCATACCTATCCGAGAACTTAGAGTTGCAGAGGTCGTTGTTGCCTTCGGCTGAGGCGAACTTGGGCGGACTGGTGCTGGAACGTATGGGCAGAGAAGCGGAATTGAAGTCTGCTATTGGGCAGAAGGGTGGTACTATTTCCGCCGCCAAACGTCTAGAGGAAAAAGCCCGCGGTGCCGCCGAAACAGTACGTCGTTCAACTGAGGCTATTGAAATTCCCGACGGCCAGGGCGGGACAGCAAGCATTACACGCGAGGAAGCATTAGCAAGATTGGGTAAGGATGCGCGCCGTATTGCGCGCGAAGAAAAGAAACTGGCTAAGGCCATTAGCGACGACCCGATTATGAAAGAGGCCCGCACTGCGGGCAAGACATACGAGCGCGTCCAGGCCAGTTTCGATTCAGCCAAGGCATTGCGCGCTGAGGCAGGTGATTGGGAGCAGACATACGGTGCATCGTATCGTGAAGATTTGATGGCATTGGAACAGGTTTTGGCGGACCGTCCCCCGAAGGGGGCCGCGGCCGAAGTTGTGAACGAATGGCAGAACCAGTTGACCAATGTGTTTTCCCAGATTCGCAACCCGCAGATTTTTACTGAACCTCAGCGTAATGCTATGGAGCGCATCATGCTCCAGAAGAAGGGGCTAGAGGCGCAGATTGCGATATTGGAACAGACGGTTGACTTTGGCAACTTGATGTTGAAGCGAGCCGAGTCAGGCGAACTTGCTGGCAGGATTGTCCAGGACCTGAAAGATGGTTGGGGTGCTATTGAATCGTTGGGTGTTCAGATGCCTCCCGATTTGCGTGACCTGATGTTCAACCGTATTGATAACCTGAGCAACCCTAAGGAATTCAACAAGTTCCTAGATGCCTACTTCCGGTATCAGCGGTTCTTCAAGGTGACCGCCATGCTTACGCCTGGCTTTATTGTGCGCAACGCTATGACCGCGGCTTTCAACAACTATGTGGCTGGTGTTACGACAGGCGAGATTGCTGATGCCATTAAGTTCTCGCAGAACTCGTTGAAGCATGGGTCCGCTAAGGCATTGGAGATGGTGCCTGCGGTTGACCGCAAGTTGTATGATGAGGCGTTTAATGTCGTCATGGCCACTGGCGCAGGCCAGACTGCCGACGACTTCTTCTACCCTATCGCATCCGAAAAGGGTCAGCGTTGGCTGAACTCCAAGATTGTTTCCAAGTGGCGTGGACGTAACGAGCAGGTGGAAATGGCCGCGCGTATGGCGTTGGCTTTGTCCTCGCTGAAGAAGAACCTTGGGTTCGATGGGGCGGTTGCCCAGGTTAACCGCTATCACTTCGACTATACGGACCTGAGCAGACTGGACGAGATTGCCAAGACGGTTGTCCCGTTCTGGACGTTCGCCACTAGGAACATTCCGCTTCAGATTATGAACCAGATTGCACGACCCAGTTTGTATCGTGCGTATGATTCGCTGGAGCGCAACTTTGAGATTGACGAGAACTTGGTTCTTCCTCAGTGGGTGGCGGCCAACCGTCCCATTAGTGGGCCGGGTGGCCGGGTGTTCATGCCCGATTTGCCGTTTATTGATATGGAGAACCAGTTGCGTCAGTTTGCTGACCCAATGCGGTTGGCGTCCCAGTTGAACCCGGCTGTCCGTCTGCCGATTGAGTTGCTGGGCGAACGCCAGTTGGGCTTGGACATCCCGTTCTCCGATAAGCCGTATCAGGTGCGTGGGCCGCTGGATATTCCTGCGGCTATTGGTGGTGCGCTATTTGGGCAGACCACCCAGACCGCTGACGGGCAGATGGTCACATCATCCAAGGCTGGGTATGCGCTACCAAGTTTGTTCCCAACTCTGGCTTTGGCACAGCGTCTGGTGCCACAGGCCGGTGGCAAGGAATCATATGTTGAGCGTCAACCCTATAG